TCTATTACGATGCCTCTGAGGGTAAGTGGGTCTTACTATCTGAGTATGATCCTGTTCCAGCAGGAGCTATAGATTTATCAGACTCTAGTGTTTCTTATGCCGCACTAAAAGCAGGTTCTTTTGAAGGTAATCTTACAGGTAATGTTACAGGTAACGTAACAGGTACTGCTACTTCTGCCACAGCACTTGCTACTGCACGTAATATAGGTGGTGTATCCTTTAATGGTACAGCTAACATTGACCTTCCCGGTGTTAACACTACAGGTAATCAAGACACTACAGGTAATGCTGCGACAGCCACAGCACTAGAGACATCACGTACCATTCAACTTACAGGTGACGTAACAGGTAGTGCCACATTTGATGGTTCTGCTAATGCGTCTATCACTGCTGTAGTACAAGATGATTCACACTCACATGTTATCTCTAACGTAGATGGACTACAGACTGCACTTGATGGCAAGACTACCACAGCACGTACTATTACTGCAGGTGATGGTCTTATTGGTGGTGGAGACTTAACTGCTAACCGCACTATCTCACACGCTGATACATCCTCACAGGCAAGCCTTACTGCTCTGACTGGGGCTGCTGTAGTGAGTGACATTGACGTAGATACTTATGGTCACGTTACAGGTCTTGCTACACGTAACCTCACATTAGCTAACTTAGGCTACACAGGTGAGACTAACGCTACAGCGGATCAGACTATTACTGCAGGTAGTGGTCTTTCTGGTGGTGGTACAGGTGACGTAACCCTGTCACATGCTGACACATCTAGCCAAGCATCAGTGGACAACTCTAATGGCACAGTCATTCAAGATATTACTCTTGATACGTATGGACACCTTACAGGTATTAACTCAGTTAACCTAGATGGTCGCTACTACACTGAGAGTGAAGCGGATAGCCGCTTTGTGAATGCCTCTGGCGATACAATGACGGGTGATCTTGTTGTTAGCAACAATTCCATTACTGTTGGTAGACCTTTAAGTGATACTGCGTCAGCAGACAGTACTAATACTGCTTTAACTGTAAGCTCATTAGGTGTTGATCAAGAGGCTGCACAAACAAACGTATTGCGTTTAGCCAGAGATGGTACAAGCGGGGTGATTTATGCAGGCCTTGCTGACTTTGATATGTACCGTCACACTGACAATGGTGTTACCCCTAACGTAGGCTTAAAGATTCGGCTATCTACTAATACTTCTAGTACCTATTATGATGCTCTAACCCTAGAGAGTAATGGTAATATTAAAACAGGTACAAATAATATCTTCCACGATGGCTACCACCCCAACGCAGACAAGTGGACTACCGCTAGAACGCTGTCACTCTCTGGTGATGCCTCTGGTAGTGTAAGCTGGGACGGTTCAGCTAATGCTACGCTGAGTGTTACTGTAGCTAATGATAGTCATACTCATGATGGTCGTTACTACACTGAGAGTGAAGCAGATAGCCGTTTTGTGAATGCCTCTGGCGATACTATGACGGGTGACTTAACACTAGCCAAAGGTACAACAGGTAAGTTGTCACGCCATGTTTTGTATATTGGTGGTAGCAACTTAGGTAGTGTTGATGCCTCTATCTATATTGGTAACGATGGTGATGGTAACGGTTACGGTTGGGAGCTTTTCTATGCAGGTTCAGGTACCGGCAATGACAATGAGTTTCGCCTTAGGTCTGAGAACTCAGGTTCAGAAGTTGACACCCTTCGTGTAAAACAAGACGGCACTGCTTACTTTGCTAATCTAGCCTATGTCAGCGCTAACCAACGTGTATTCGCTGACAACTACCACCCTAATGCAGACAAATGGACCACTGCTCGTACCTTATCACTCTCTGGTGACGCATCTGGTTCTGTCTCTTGGGATGGCTCTGGTAATGCTACACTGAGTGTGGCGGTGGCTGATGATAGTCATAACCACACCCATCTGCAGTCTGACGGTACATCAGAAACACCAGATAACGCCCTTCAGTATTTTCAGACAAGCGGAAACACAAGTATAAACCCGACAACGGATTGGTATAACACCATTCGTATGGGTCACGGCGATCCCGCAACCTATTACAGCAACACAATCGCTGTAAAGATGACTGGTAGTAACACTGGCGATCTTTATACACGAACTATTGCTAACGGCTCGGCGGGTAGCTGGAACCGATACTGGCACTCTAACAATGACGGCGCTAGCTCTGGCTTAGATGCTGACCTCTTGGATGGGCAACACGGTAGTTACTACTACCCTGCAAGCAACCCCAATGGCTACACCACCTATACAGCCAACCAAGCACTAAACACTAATAGTAACCCTACGTTTAACGATGTGTATGTTGCCGATCAGATACTACACTCTGGTGACACAAACACATACATTCAGTTTTCGTCAGACCAGATCAGTCTATTTTGTGGTGGTGCGGAGCCTGTAAGGGTAAACTCATTAGGTGCTATCTTTTACGGCGGCCTTACTACTATGCCGTCTTCAACTGCTAACTTCTTGGGTAGCGTCAACTTCGCAGGTACAGTAACAGGTATTGACGCAGGTGCTCCCGCTGGCTCTATCATATATCACGCAGGTAGCTCTGCCCCGTCTGGTTACGTTAAAGCTAACGGTGCATCACTAAGCACAAGTACATACTCAGCCCTATTCTCAGCTATCGGCTACACATATGGTGGCTCTGGTGGGTCGTTTAACGTACCTGACCTTCGCGGTGAATTTATCCGTGGCTGGGATGACGGTCGTGGTGTTGATAGTGGTCGTGGCTTCGGCTCATTCCAGTCTGATGACTTTGGTTCTCACACTCACACTGTATACGGCGGTTTTAGCAGTACATGGTTCTCCGTATACGCTAGGTCCGGTAACTGGGGTAGTGAAAGATTTATGACTACTAACAATTATCAAACCGTTGCAACTGGCGCATCAGACACGAGACCAAGAAACAGAGCTATGCTTGCTTGTATTAAAACATAGGACAATTAAACATGGATGTTTATCAGACAAGTCATGATGGCGTATTCTTATATGTCACGACAGCAGATCAAGACCCTATGGACCCAACCAACTGGCTTATACCGGGAGGTTGCGTGACGGTTCAGCCACCCTCACTAGAAGAAAACCAACTTGCAAGGTGGGATGGTACGGGGTGGCTTGTAGAGGGGGTGCCTGTAGAAGAGGAACCACCCACACCCCCAGTGGACAACCGTACTGAGGAAGACTTTGTACGGTTTGAGAGGGATATGAGATTAGGTTGGTGTGACTGGACTATGATGCCAGATACTGACGACACGCACAGAGAGGCTTGGCTTGCATACAGACAGGCGCTGCGGGACGTAACCAGTCAACCGGGCTTTCCTGACAATGTAGTTTGGCCCAAACAACCTTACAAAACACCACTCAGCGTAGAGCGACACTTAACTTGGGAAGAATAACTTAAGGACGTACAATGTTAGGTTTTACAGCACTCTCTCAAGCACCTCTGTCACAGGCTACTACTGCTTCTGTAGCTTTAGCTTTCCTAGCTACTACTCTAGGGCAGTCCACACCTGGAGTTATGCTCTTTGATGCTAAAGCCTTACATACCACAGCTAGTACAGCAGCAACTTCTGTAGCTTCATCCTTACTGTTTGATGCTCAGGCTGCAATAACTACAGCAGACGCTATAGCAAGCATAGCCATTAGTGATGTACTCTATGCGGCACAGGCTGCTGTAACAACCAGCGCTGCTACAGCAAGCTTCACTACAGGTACACTAGACTATGAAGCCTTAGCACACATTACCCCTACAGGTGCTGTAGCTACAGGTGAGGCAGATCAGTTTGGTGATGTAGATGCTAAGGCTAACATTACCCCTACAGGGTCTTCCTCTAGTGCTGTAGCACAGGATGTCTTATACAACTTAACGGCTAATATAATACAACCTGCTGTAACTGCGTCCTTTAATACAGGTACGTTAGATTATACACTTACTGCAAACATAACGCCAACAGGTGCTTTTGCAACGAGTACTGCTAGTGACTTTGGTGATGTAGATGCTAAGGCAAATATAACTACATTAGGTACAATAAGTAACACCTCTGTGAATGACTTTGCTGATGTGTTTGGTAAGGCAAACGTAGTACCTTCTGCAGTATCTGCTTTCCTTACTATTTATATCGGTGACTTCGCTGATGAGGATGCACAGGCCAGAGCGTTTATACCTCCAGCTGTGTCTGTAACAAATGTAACAAGTGTTGACTTTGATGCAGAATCTAATATAACTACAGGTAGTGTTATTGCTTCTGTAAGTGCTGATACTATTGAGTATGATGCACAGGCTACCTCTGCATTATCTGGTGTTCTAGCTAATCTGTATCGCAACTTAGATGACCCTGTAGCTGTGATATTCCCGTATCAAGACTTTGCAGATGACTACAACACAGGTAGAACTCTCTTTGTTTCTGCATATGAGGGTAGCGCTACAGTACACATTGCAGAAGAAGATTACACAGTCTACATACAAGAACAACAAGGTAGCAATACTGTCTATATTGCAGCGTAAGGAATAGTTATGTCATATAAGTGGCCCGATAAAGATAAAGATGAGATCGTAGACTACAGTGTTGACTGGTCACGTTTCTTAAAGGATGACACACTGGCTGCTGCTGTATGGTATGCCAAAGATGCAGCTGGTGTTAAGACACAGTTTAGTGACTCTAGTGTAATCAATGGCTTACAGTTTGTTACTGGTACACTGTCTGGACAGGTTTCTACTGCACGTTTCTCTTTAGGCACAAACAACATTAGATATACTATTATCTGTAGTATTACGACAGGCTCTGGGCTACAATACGAGCGCAGCATCTTTATGCGTGTCAAGGAGAAGTAAGAATGGCATACGACTACATTAGCCTAGTTAACGATATTAACCGCCGCCTTAATGAAGTAGAACTTACGAGTGCTAACTTCCCTGCAGCTACAGGCTATTACAGCTTTGCTAAGGATGCTGTTAACGCAGCTATTCGCCACATCAATCAGGAAGAGTTTGAGTGGCCCTGGAACCATGTAGAAGAAACAGAAGTCTTAGCTGTTGGTGAAGTGCGCTACAGTATGCCTTACGATAGCAAGACTATCAATATGAATACCTTTCGTATCAAACGTGATGCTGATCTTAATGTAGAAACAGTGAAGTTAAAGACTTTATCTTATGAAGAATGGCTTGACAAGTTCGCTGATTATGAGTATAACTCTGAAGCAAGCACTAGAGGAATACCTACTTACGTTGTACGTACACCTAGTAGAGAACTTATCTTCTCCCCACCACCTGATAAAGAGTATGAAGTAGTATATGAGTATTTCCGTACAGGGTTTGATCTAGAGTCACCTACAGATGTACCTACACTCCCTGAGCAATACCGCTATACCATCGTTGATGGCGCTATGTACTACGTATATCAGTTCCGTGGTGACATGCAGGCAGCACAATTAGCACTACAAAAGTTTGAGCAAGGCATTAAACAATTACGTAGCTTACATATTAATCGCACTGAATACCTGCGAGACACGAGAGTATATTACTAATGGCTACACAGTGGCAGACATTCCCTATTGAGTTTAGAGGTGGTCTCATCTCTAACCTTAGCCCTCTACAACAGGGTAGTAATGCTGTGGGTTCTGCTACTATCTTGCAGAACTTTGAGTCTAGCAAAGAGGGTGGCTACTCTAAGATCAAAGGCTATGAGAAGTTCAGCACTACAGCTGTACCTGGGTCTGGCCCTATACTAGCGCTCAAAGTGATAAGCTCTGGGCGTATTGTTGTAGCTAGACAGAACGGCTCTAACGTAACAGAGTACTACTACGGCACAGGTACTACGTGGACATCCATGGGTGCAAGACCTTTGCTTGGTGGTAAGGCTAAGCATGTTCTATATAACCTAGACGGTGACGATAAAGTTATCTTTGTAGATAGTAATAACTACCCTGCTACGTACAACACATCAGGCAATACTCTCACAGCTATTACAGGCAGCACAGACGTACTAGGTGCAGAGAATGTAGCAGTGTTTAAGGATACAGCATTCTACGCTAAGGGTAACAACCTATATTTTACTGCACCCTTTACTGTAGATGACTTTAGTGCAGCCAATGGCGCTGGATCTATCAACGTAGCTAATGAGATAACAGGTCTAGCTGTCTTCCGTGACCAGCTTATAGTCTTTACTACTGACAGCATTAAACGCATAACAGGTAACACCGCAGCAGACTTTCAGGTATCACCTATTACAGACCGTATTGGCTGTGTTAATGGTGACACTATTCAGGAAGTTGGTGGTGACATTATGTACCTTGCTCCTGATGGTATCCGATTGCTGAGTGCTACGGATCGTATTGGTGACTTTGGTTTGGATATTGCTTCTGATCCTATAGCTAAGGATGCTACCGCGTTCCTTGGCAGTACGCCTAACTTCTGTTCTGTACTTATGCGAGAGAAAGCTCAGTATCGTATCTTTGCTTATATTGAGTCAGAACAACATGAAGCAGCTAAAGGCTTAATCGCTACTAAGTTTGTATCACAGGGTGCATCTGGTATTAGCTGGTCTACTACGTATGGTATAAAAGCTTTTGTAGCAGACAGTAGATACACAGATACAGCTGAGACTATTGCTTTTGCTAATACAGATGGCTATGTGTATGAGTTAGATACAGGGTCAAGCTTTGATGGGCTACCTATTGAGGCTATCTACGAGTCACCATATATGCCTCTGTCTGATCCGCAGATGCGTAAGTCATTCTACAAGATGACATTGTATGCAGAACCTACTGGCAGTATGTCTCTGGATCTTAACGTTAAGTATGACTTTGGTTCATCTACAAACACAGGTGTTATACAACCCGATACACAGACTGTAGAAAGTACGGGTGTTTCTGTATTCATATTTGGGGAGTCTAGTTCTAACTTTGCACAAGCAGACTCTAATGATGCGACACAGGTAGATACATCTTGGCCGCTTTACGATTCTACTAAATCCTATGCTACATACGGCGGTGAGTTAGACAAGATCTACACCACAAATATTATTGGCTCAGGTAAGACTGTAGCCATTCGTATTGAAGACAATTCTACAAACCCTACATTCACTCTAGACACAGCCCTGCTAGAGTTTAGACAGAACGATAGACAGTAAGGACTAAAACATGGCAGGTTATACACGTCAGGACCAAGAAAACAAGATTGCTAACGGTAACGTTATTGATGCGCAAGACTTTGATGCTGAGTACAATGCCATTGAGGCAGGATTTAACGCATCTACTGGTCACGCTCATGACGGTACTGCAGGTGAAGGTGCGCCCATCACTAAGGTAGGCCCAGCGCAAGACCTTGTTGTTTCAGGTACTGCTCTTACGCCTAAGACTACTAACACTCTGGACTTAGGTACAGCCGCTGTACAATATAAGAATGCTTGGTTTGACGGTACTGTAGACACAGATGCCTTAACTGTATCAGCGAATGCTACAGTAGGAGGTACTCTTGGTGTTACAGGTATTATAACAGCTACAGGTGGTGTCACTGGTAATGTAACAGGTAACGTCACGGGTAATGTAACGGGTAATGTAACAGGTACAGTATCTGACGTATCTAACCATGACACAGATGACATTAGTGAAGGCTCAACTAACCAGTACTTTACTACTGCTCGTGCTAGATCTTCTGTGTCAGCTACGGGTAGCCTTAGCTACAACTCAGGTACAGGCGTTATTAGTTTTACACAGGGTAATACAGACACTG